GCTCAATAAAGTTGGCACGAATGAGGAATCCCGCAGATTGAGATACGTACAGGTTGAAGAATGTGGACAGGTCGGGTTCGGTGTATTCCGTAAGAGCGTACTCAGAAATAAAGATATGCCCCGAAGTAGGTGCCGAAGCGGTGTCATAGTTGAAGGACGCAGTATCATACGGAAGTGACACCGTGTACGACATCGTTTCGAAGTACTTCTTGCTGAGGGCTTGGACTTCGGGTAGGTCAACCATATAATAAGTCCCGATGGTTCCCGTGAAGTAGCTTTGTAGGCAATGCCCAAGTCCTCCGTAGAAAGGTCCAAATTCAACCACAGTTGAGCCTGAGAGGTTCCCGAAGGCATGGACCATCATTCCTACCGTCCCGGCATACCGAAGCGTCTCACCAGACATAGGACCGTATTTGGTATTGATAGTGTACATACTGCCTCCAAGAGTGTCATTCAACTTGAAGGAGGCATAAATGGATGCTAATGCAGCACTTAGAGCAGACGATGCCGGGAGAGAAGCAGATAGTGATGCAGAAATGAAGTTGTAAGAGGCACTTAACGAAGTGAACCCGTAGGATGGCTCAGTTACTCCTACTGTCGCTACAATGTCCATTGTGGATTTGAATTGGTCAAACCAGAATGGATTGTTGGTTGCCCGAACACAGGCATTTACAAATGGATTTATGCTGCCGCCGGACACCCACATTATGTTTTTCCTCCGTTGAATGTTACAAGACGATTGAGAGTTTCTTGCCTATGTTTACACCCACTGCAACCACTCAAATGGGTGTGTAATATAGCATCCGATATTTTCGCAATCGGTCTTGCCAAACGCTCGACAATATCACCTAACCCCCGTGGACTATCACGATATTTATTAACGAGTTGGGTATAATCCTCGGGACTGATTACCAAAAATTCGCCTTCCACTTTTCCGTGGGACATTACGTCCTCAATGTAGTTCGGGGGGCGAGTGGAAGCCTGATGCTCAATTGTTTTGATGAGTATTTTCACGGATATAATTAGTTGATTTGGGGTGACAAACTTGATACTATATTGTCATTATGTGGAAAAGAATATGTCCTAACTGCGGAAAAGAATTGTTTTATAGTTGTGAATACGCTCTTAATAGAGCACTTCACAGAAATAATTTGTGTTATTGGTGTGCTAAAAAGGACTCCCGAACTCTCTCCGAAAGATTTTGGTGTAAAGTTCAAAAACAAACGGAAGGATGTTGGATATGGACAGCTAATTGTAACCAAAAAGGATATGGGTTGTTTATTTTTAATAAACGCAATTATAGTTCTCATCGTATCTCGTGGGAACTTCACAATGGTCCAATCCCAAAAGGAATGCAAGTTTGTCATCATTGTGATAATCCCCCGTGTGTAAATCCATCGCACCTTTTTCTGGGGAACCCCGAATCTAATACGCATGATGCTATCCAAAAAGATAGATTAAGTAAAAAGATACGGAATTCGGATGTAAAATTCATACGACAAAGTTCATTGCCAAATTCTCGACTCTCCACAATGTTCAATACTACATCGGAATATATTCATAAAATACGTTGCCGTAAAAAAAGACAATTTGTGTAATCACGGTGCAGGCACCACATCGGTAGGGCATCCAATTCCGTTATCAATATATGCTTGGGAAAATGACCCTGCATTGCAGACGCAATTTTCACGCAACAAAAGAGTAATCCAAGGCGTGGCATAGATATTTGGGTCGAGCGCATTATTGCCACAAATGTTACTTCCTTGTTCTGGAAAGATGAATAGAGGTTGCCCCGGTGGATAGCACATGTTTCCTTTTGGACAAGCCCCACCAGCGAAATCTTTCGTAGTAAGGCATCCCATATACACTCCGTTCATGAGTGGAGGGGCACCCGTAGGAACTTTGCATCTGGCTTCATATTGATTGCGAAGAGGATAATATTTGTGACAAGGAATTCCCAATTCAGAATCTCCCGAAACATCGGGTTGGCAGGAAGCGTCTTCTTCCCAAGAACAATTTGGGTCGCACTCATGGGTTTCAATTAAAGTGTAAGGGTCAGTAACTACTGAACATGCACAAGGAGGACTCACATACAAAGGGTCTTCCATTGTCTGGAATGGTATCATTTGAAGCATCGTAATATACACTCCATCACCATAAGTAAACCCTGATGGGATTGACCAGTAGTTTTTAGCATTGGTATTGAAAGTCTCTGAGTTGGGGCTAAAATATGCCACACTTGGACCACATGGACCATTGTATAGGCAAGTGTCAGTACAGGATGATGATATGATGTTCTGGTCAAATCCACAGGCAGCTTGGTTTGCTCGGGGTTCGGAAGGAGTTGCGGGAATGATGCCACAACTATCAGCGGGACCACTTGTGCAATCATATGGGATTCCCGTATTCCAAGCAATTTGTCCCATTACTCTTGTATATTCTCCTACGTCTCGGTAATTGTATTGCCAAGAACGGACGGTGAAATCACCTTTTGGTGTAGTGTCATTCCATTTCCAATCCGGACTGAATGGCGACCACATTTGACCTTTACCTGTATAAAGAGATTGACTGATACCATTTACCCCATTTAGTGCCACAGTTTGATTATCAATGACAGTAACCGTATGAGTTCCATTGATAACTGCAAGACTAGTACTACCACCAATTGAAACGGGGTCTCCACTTATCAAATAAGTTGGCTCTGACAACGAACAAGTCACTGGATTTTGATTGTTTGCAGAGGTTATATCAACTCTGCCACAGATGATAGAATTCATCTTGGGCCAGCGCATTTTATAGACTACCCCGCTACCACAGTCGGGAATAGGTTGTTCAGGGAATAGCGAAGCACTTGCCATTCTGGGTTCAATAAGTGTAATCTGATACCCGCTATCAGTGGAACCAGTCCACATACCATCAAGATTTCCAGTACCACATACCCACATAATATCTCCCGTAGATATGTCTGTCGGTTGACCTGTCGGTTCTAAAGTAAGCACTGTATCAGTAATACTTGAAATACAGCGATTACTGTATGACTCAGTAGGTTGCAATCTATCAGCCCCACAAGGTCGGAAATAGTTGAATGACTGTTTGGGGAATATGACTTCGGCATATTTACATGCCCATATAACATCGTCATGACCTTGGTGAGAAGGAGCATCTAAATTACACGATGATGGTGATGTCCAAAAGAAATTACTTCCTACAAAAGCTCCTTGAGGTACGTTATTGGCTTCGGGCACAGTAAGGAAGGCAGTTGCCCTTGGCACTCCACATTCAGTACTCCATGCTCCATACCCCCGAAGATATATTTCCCAACATGCATCAACGTCATTGAAAAACATACAATTGCAGTAGTTGGGATGGTCAACGCACCATATTCTGTCAATCCCAATAGGTCCGGGTTTCCCAATGATGTTACCCGTGAAAAGGGAAGATGTTTGGCAGGCAGGAACATATGGTTCTCCCTCGCCTTCGTCGTGGTACACCACCGGCCCCATATTGATAAGGGCATCTTGTCTCCAAGGATACACGGTCTCGTCCCCGAAGGACCAATATGACATCAAATTTACGACTTCATCATAGACTTGCTTAATGGTGTATGGGTCTTGCAATGAACCCCCAGTCTCTTGATGATAAGTTTGGTCAAATGAAATAGAACCTATTCCCGTGGTGTCAAACGTCTGAGTATAATCCGTTTCGCCAAATCCCATGTGAAAATGCATTGTTTGAATCCACGTATAGCAATGGGTATCATTGGTGCAACCACCCCTTTGTGGTTTTGGGCCATAAGTGTAAAGGTCATAGGTTGAAGGAGTAATGACCATTTGAATTGCCAATTCGGTTGTTGAATCTAATGGGCCTCCACAACCCGCAGTACAGAGAGTAATGTCAACGTGCCATTCAATAGTCCAGCTTCCTAATCCATTTTTTGTTACAACATCGGGGGCGGCATATGACCCATAGGTTTTCAAATCCCCACACCATTGAGAAATCAATGCCCCTGCATTTGAATTGACGGCTGGGAGCATTCCAAAAGCCGTGTCTGCATTTCCTTGAGCACATAAATCGGAATAGTCTCCCGAACAACCATGAGACCCCGAACTACAGGACGCTGCAATTATGTTTCCGTAAATATCAATCGTGGTTGCCGCATCAGCATTTCCGCCCATTTCTGTGGAATGGTCAAAGGTGAAGGTCGTGCAACCAATTTCGGTTGGCTCGCCACAACCTTCGTCTCCACAAGTACATTCCGTGTATCCATCGGCACAGCAGAACTGAGTGCCCGTATCCACAGAATCGTAGGTGAAGACATCGGTATGGGTATTAAAATATGAAGTTGCCGAGACAGACCTATATTTCACGCTGTCCACGGAGCCAGTGTGAAGAAACTGATAGGTACATCCATCACAGCACCAATCCCAATCGTCGGGTATCTGATTGTCGGGAGAAGTATAGGAACGTTTTCCTATCCATGCTTTGTGGGCATACAAATTCTTGAATCCCAATTTGCGTGGTGGGCATTGGGATTGGGTGTCTTGACTCTGGCTGTAGCAATTGTGGAAATTACCCGTGGAGAACGACCCAGTGGGGCAAGGTTGGACTATACTGTCGTCTTGGGGCCAGCACCACACATTTCCATTGATGCCATCCCCACAGATGAAGTTTTGGGGAGGGTCACTGGCATAAGGAGAGCAGTTTGCTTCAAGTCCACCGCCGTTGGCAATCTCAAATGGGTCAATCCACTGAGGAAGATGAGATGCCGAGTAATTCAGCATCTTGGTGACGTTGTACTTTATCTTGGGAAGGTCAGAGTTGGAGCCGCTGGAATCAGTCTGTACAGTCTCATAGCAACTCCCAAGAGTGGGAATAAGCACGCTTGAGGAAGTTTCTCCGCAAGGCAATCTGGTATTTGGACTGACACTCATTATGGTACATTGGGAAAACTCCCCGTTGCGTTCATATACGACCCCGTTGGACGTTGAGCACTATCTATCATGGTCGTCGTAATACTGCTGACGCCATTCAAGCAAGTGCGAACTGTCTGAGTAAGAGGAAGCAAGGATAGGAGTTCCCAATAGCGACCATTGAACCCCTTGAAATCTTTACCGTTGGATGCTGCCTGATTTGGTAATTCTGGCCACACCGGGAAATAGTTTACGTCAAAAAATCTCACACTATCCCCAACAAACGGTATGACGGTCGGAGGTACTATGGGGGGCGGTAAAAAATAAGTCAGCCCCGCAAACAGGTTTGAGTTTATGTTGGTCGTGAATCCACCGTTTTGAATGGTGTCATAGACTTCAAACATAGAAGGGATTGTGGAGCAACATCTGTAAACGCCGGGAATTGGTTTGACGTATAGCATAACAATGTTGTTGGTAGCTGTAGCATAGTTACCGATTAATAGCAATTGCCCTATGGCATAACTCCCCGCAACTACACTGGTGACAGGTGATGGGTTTGTTGCCATAGTTACGCCGGGGGAACGGGAATTTGCGGCGTTTTTCAAATCACCCCAAATGTAATCTTTTCCCGGCATTACTCGGACAACATCTCCCACGCTATATGACCCCGTTATATCCCATTCTCCTGTGTAAGTATCGGGATTTTGAAGGTATTTGTATTTTGAAGATAACTCCAAAAACGTGCCTCCAAAATTGGAATCGCTAACAAAATCACTATTGGGATAAACGGCATTTTGACGAACAGTATCTTTGACTGCATTGCCCCAATAACTGAACGGGTCGTTCGTTGGCTTTAAGTCATTGATAAAATTCATACTGATTATTCAAATGGAGATACTTTGTCTTTGTATCCTGTAGGTTGAGATGGGTCTGGTTCCGACGCCGAGTTGATAAGATTGAATGGCGTGTACAACCCGTAAGCGCCAGCACTCCAAGCAAAAAATTGCCATTGCTGTGTGGCCTGCACTTTATTCAGACTGATGGTCTGATATTCGGGTGGAGATTCCAACCATCCCACGAATGTCACAATTCCGTTTTGGTCTTGTGAGTATCCATTGACATAAAGCGTTGCATTTGGGTTGCTGGCATTTTGCCAAACCGAACGAAACGCTCCCGTAGGAAACTGTGAGATAATGAATGGAGGTATGTCTTGGAAGTTGTTTCCAGTTTTGGCGTATCTCTGAATCAATGCATCCGTTGTCAATAGCATTCCGTTGGCACTGTTATCCCATGCCTGACCTGTCGTAGGGGTTGCGTTTGGATTGTAGGTGTTGCTAATAATGACACTTCTCTTCAATGTAGGGACGAAGATGTTTCTTCCTTCCACTCCTGACTTTTTGAGGTTGAATGCTATCAACGACGATAGATAAGGATACGTCGGGTCGGTCCCGACAATCTTAAACATATCATTCAGAGTCAACCTATCCTTTTTCATATTGTAATCTATGGCTATCTTTTCCTTGTAATTCAAATTACCAATGAAGGTTCTCTCAGCCGCCTCAAATATATTCTGTTTGACGGGGTGCTGACTGTATTCCCATGTGGTCAGAGGTTGTGGTTCATTATCAATTGAATTGATGATGATGTCCACAGGGAATGTGATTGTGATTGTCCACAAATGTCCTCCTTGAATGCTGTATTCATATCCAAGCGTCTGACAAGATTTGGCAATATCGTTTACTTGTGCCTGAGTTCCTTTGTACACGGTTTGGCTCTCACCACCACTGCGTACATTCCATCGTGATGTAGTTACACCTTGAACGGTGGCGTTCTTGATAATGCCTTGGAACACACTGTTATTCGGTGCTGTCCCCAACGTTTCGAGATTGTCTATTGGGCTGCTCATATTACATTCCTGCTTCTCTCAATGCCGCCTGTTGAGCCGCATTGGGAGTCCATCCTTGCTTATTGGAAAAATCTTTCACGGTTGTACTCCTACCTATTGTCGGTGGAGTAGGAGTTTGCATAGCCGCAAGAGGACTATCAGCAGACATTCCCACACTCGGAGAAAGTTTGTTATCAATACTCGTCAGTAGTTGATTCGTTATTTTCTGTTCATTCAATTGATTTTGGGCTGCATTGAGACGATACGAAGTATCAACCCCGAGCAATCCTCCGATTCTAACCATTTCATTAGAAGCAATTCCCGAGCGAGTTAAAGCGGCAGCAACGATAGGCCCGTTTCCTCTATCTTTAGCATTCTTCTGGCTCTCAATAAGTTCATCTAATGGACTCTTTGACTTTTCGGCGGCAAACTCTTTCATCACCGCATTAAACACATCGGAATTTCCTCCCGAAAGTCGTTCGGCGTATTTACGGATGGCATCTTCATAAACCTTCTGTTTCTCTTCGGGGGTGCCGTTTACCATGCCCACCAGTGTATTTTGTAGTGCCACATCAGCCCCGAATTGCTTAAGCATTCCAATATCTCCCAACCCCCGGTTGGAGCGTTCTGCCGAAGCAAGATTGGAGATATAATCGGCTTGTTTGCTATAGAACCCCGACGAAGATTTTCCTCCCCCAATATGCAATAAGTCCATAACTCCGATAAGCCATTGACCGAATGGAACTATGGCGTGAAGAGTAAGAATAGAAATCTGCTCTTTCAATTCTTTGAATTGAGCAGTGAGTTCAATTACCTGTTTGATTTCCTCTTCGTTTATTCCAGACTCCGCTGGCCCCTGTAAAAGTTGTTCTCGTTTGTATAAAAAATCTGCTCCCGCCTTACCCATAGATTCACGAAAAAACATCTGACTCTCGGTTAACCCTTTACCAACAGAGGCAGCAAGCGTCTTTCTCAGAGCAGTATCAAAATTGAAATTGGCAAAATCTGATTCTGAAATACCAAATGCTTTCAATTTGGACATTTTGTCCGCATCCGTGTACGCATCCTTCATGTACTCTTGGAACTTTCCCGATGCTTGTACCAAATTGCTTGCGCTTTTTCCTACCGATTCCATTATTCGGTTCAATTGAATGGCTCGGTCAAGAGATACCCCCAGTTCATCCGATGCTTTTTCCGCCTCTTTAGCAAACTCTACTGCGGAACTAATCATTTCCGAAAGGGCACCAATTCCGAGACCAGCCAACAAAGCACCTTTGAGTTCATTAACTTGCCCCATGATAGCAGCTATTCCCCGTTGGAATCCAACGCCATCAATTCCTACGCCAATTTTGATTTGAGGACTGCCTGCCATATTATGCTCCTACGGGTTCCTGTTTCATATTCTTCACCATCTCTAAATCTTCGTCGGTCATGATGGTGATTGCCCCACACTTTTCAAGATGCCGAAAGTAATCTTGAAGTGCTCGGGCAACAGAAACATTCAACGCTTCCGATTGACTGTATCCCAATTCCGAAGTCAGGGTATTTAACACCGAATGCGTCCAGTGAGTCCCCGATTGCTCTCTCTTTTCGGACATTTCAAGTTCCCAATACTTTGGGATGATAACTCCGCTTTTGAGATACTCTTTGAACAGCGAAAATTTGGAAAACAAATCAAACCCTTTTTGTTTGGCTTGTTTTCGTATTGATTTTCCCCATTTGTTTGTCCACGCCTTAAACTCTTCCCCATCGTTAATAAACTCAAGAAACTCTTCATAAGTCCTTGAGCAGATAGTAACCCCGAGAATAAGGTCGTCAATCCCACCCATTGTGTCGGGGTCTTCCGAAGAAAACCCACAACCAAATCTTTGCATGAGAAAGATATGCCCCAAACAAAGCGGCTTCAACTCCACACCCAAAACTACATACGGCTCGGGAATAAGTGCTTTGGTGTAGTTTTCCAGTTGATTGGATTTCATTATACTTGGAAGAGGTTGGGGTAACGAGACAGTTTGAGGGTGACTCGGGTGGCAGAAGTATTGCTTCCAACGATGGAAACATTGTCCACGAGCCAATAGCCAGAGATGGCAGGATACACGTTATCCTGCACATAGACCCATTGAGATACGCCGGGATGGGCAACAAAGGCGTTGCCTACATTGTCATTGAAGGTAGCTCCACCGAATTGAAATCCAGTGCCTCGTTGCGTGGCAACGTATGTGAAAGTGGCTTCCTCACGGAAGTCCCAGTACACTTTAGAGACAGTGGTATCGCCGCCGTCTCTTACGACTTCTGAATCCGCAATGATTGCGTGGTCCCTTGTCTGGAAGGAACCCACGGCATTGGATACAATGCTATAGACACCCCAATTGATTCCGACTCCACGGTACGTGTTTATTATAGAGTTACCCTACTCTTTCTAAGACGTTCCTACATTGTTTATTAACGGCATCGTACCGCCAGAACTTCTTAGGCTTAAGAATGTCTATTATTTTGTTTTGCCTAATCAGGTCTTTCTGTTGTTGTCTTTTGTGGTATTTAGAATCATACTCCAACACAACATTATGTTCTTCATCGTACCCGTCAATATAGAACAAATCGGTATCTGTATGAATTTGATAATTTGGTTCAAACTTGAATCCCAAATCATTCCATTTTGACAACAATTCCAATTGACCTCTGTCGGTTTTGACTTTCAACCATTTGGAATTGTGAAGACCTTCTATATGTTTCTTACGTATATCAGGTCTGTGCATTGCTAGTTTTATGCAACCAGATAATTTTGTGTGATATTCTGGGTTAGCATATCGTATGATACGTTCTTTCTTAGCAGCACCAGACATTTTTTCTCTAGTAAAAGGAGTGGTATTTTGTTTGATTAGTGATAACCTATCACAAAATTCATCGCTTCTTTTACCAGCAGCAAATGTTTTTCCATAACTCGGATTACAATCCCCGAGTTTGGAACACGAATTACATATAGAATTGTGTTTGCTGCTACGATATAAACTATCTTTATTGCAAAAATAGATTATGCATCCGCAATGCGGACAATTCTTAAAAAATGAAGTTGGTATCCTTCTGTTTCTCATATCATTATGATACCGTATGAGACACCATGAAGTCAACTTATTATCCTATCATGATACTATAGAAGGATATTGAGTCATCTTGACTGTTACTCGAACTGCGGCAACGTTGGAACGCTTTACGTCAACGCTATCCACCAACCAATTGGTTCCTGCGATGGCGGGATAATTGGCGTCCGTCACTGTGGCGATGGCACCAACAGCATTGACGGTGACTGTGGCAGTGCCAGAAGGCCCACCCGCAGCACTGGCGACGTAATCAAACGTGGCGGTCTGCTTAAAGGCATAGAAGGTCTTTTCAACCTCTGCCCCAGTACCGTCCCGAATGACTTCCGTGTCAGAAGTATAACCGTGGTCATTGGTCTGAAACTGACCCACGATTGACGTGATGCCAGCGGCAAGACCAAAATTAACTGCTACTCCGTGATATGTATTTTGCATATATTTATCCTTTTAATTATTTCAAGCCACACAGTATGTCCAAAACGTACTCTTGCTTGTGTGCATCCCCCTGCCAACTATCCTTCGTGTCCGTCACAAGCACATTGTAAACGAAGTAATTCGGATAGATATTGAGGATTGGAATCGTTGAACTACTCAAGAAGTTCTTGAAAATGGTGTCTGACAACTGCGTACTGGTTACGTCAGTATCATATCCAATCTCTTTCACCACTATCGTAGTCGCCACATGGTAAATCCCACTGTAGGGGAAATCTTCCGTGGCTGATTCTGCATAGCACACCACAAGGGGGGCCGTTTTGTCCACATTATCAATTCCCGTTGTCACCGATGCTGATACGGTGGAGGCAGCAAGAGATGCTGTCGCCAACGCTTGACAAGCTAACTCGGTTTGACGAAGAATTGGTAGTGACATATTGGTTTAGGACTGTTGGGCCAAGAACTGAACGTTACCTTGCCCGAATTGGTTTGCGGCACCCGAGCCAGCAACGAATGGGGGATAACTTCCAACTACTTTGCCTGCAATGGTTGGAATACTTCCAGACCAAGGGATGATAGCGATGGCACCGGGAATCAAGATTGCTCCGATTGGGGTGGTCGCCGAACTGCCTGTGACCTGAATCACGGAAGCACTAAACACCGTTGGGTCGTTATAGACCGTTAATTGAATAACGTCTGGGAACCCGCCCGTGTCAATAGTCGTCCATGAACTTCCAGTTACCACAGTGTTGCCAGCAATGAAATTGCTGCTACTCGTTTGAGTATTGATATTGGCGGATACTGTCGTGCGAACTGAGTCCACCACACTCGTTACGGTCGCATTTGTTGAAAGTTGGTTCATATTGAATTACCTTTTAAGACATCCGTTTGTTGTTTTGTTTCCGAATTGATTCGTATGAACGAGTATAACGGATTGTCTATACGTTTGAAATACTCGATTATATTGTTTTGTCGAATCAAATCCTTTTTCTGTCGGCATTGTCTCTTATGATAGGGAGTATCATATTCGTAAACAACGTTGTTTACTATATCATACCCGTCCACATAATACCCAATGTCTTTCAAAAAATAGTCAGTAAGTATCGAAGCATTCAATGCCTCAAAATACTCGGCGGCACCTTTGTCTTCTCTCGCCGTAATTCCCAATTCTTGGAGTCGTGTTACCTTTTCTATTCTAAGGTTTCTTCTACGCTCATCCGTGTACGATTGGCAAAGATTTTCTCGTGTCTGTTCCGAGATGATTCTTCCTACCATCCACGGAGTTTCTCTTTTTACTCCTTTGAATATACAACTTCCACATAGAGTGTTATGCTTCTTAGCATACCAAAACCCAGTCCTGTGGCTATAGGTTTGTTTCTCACCACATTTCGGGCAGTGTTTTGTATATTCTTTCATCTTATCCGAAGGTCTTCTTGATACCTTCGTTTTGCTTGCGGATAATGTAATCCCGCATACTCTGAGTTTCCATTTTCACAGCTTCCATTGCACCCGTTTCAATGATGTCGTGGACTTTCTGACTGTAATGTTTCCCACCTACCACCGAGTTCCAAATCCATGCAATTGGAGAGAATCCTTCTTTGGCGGCTTCCGCCCCACCGAATACTCTGCTGCTCTTGGCTGTCCCCGATGGAATCTTTGCCCCGCCTTTGCTTGGAACCACCATTGCCAATTTCTTAATGGCTGGCATCCAACCACTGCGGACGAAGTTGACGTGACTTTGATACTTCCGAATGAGTTTCTCAACTGCATTCACCATCTTCTGTCCTGTCAATCCTCTCTTTCCCGCTTTCGCCCGCTCTACATTAACTAGCACCGCTGCCAACGGAGCATTCGGATATTTCGCCGATGGGCCTTCCAATTTTGCCCGAATGATATTCTTATCGGCTCCTTTGGTCGTCTGCACCGCATCTCGGGCGATATAGTAAGCGTGCTGGTCGCACGACTCTTTGAATGTCCGCTTGGAGTAATTCATGTACTCCTTGAACACCCTATCAAACTCTCGGGTGTCCACCGTAAATGTCAATCCGTTTGCCATGTTAAATACCTTGCGTAGTATTGTGGGCAATGATACGAATGTATGACAAATTCGGGTCTCTCTTCACACTCTCAATACGATACTGTTCCCCGAGATAGCTTAGAATCTGTTGGGGTTGCGGAAGAGCCGCAAAGACATCATTCCCACTCGTATCAACCGCTTGGGTGCTCAATGTAAGCATCTTCACCGTGGAGAATCCCCCATCTTCCAGTTCCCTTTTGAATAGAGAAATGCTTGGGACGCATACATAATCGGTGCCTTGAAAAGTGAAGACGGGCGAGTTCATCGCCTTTTCTCCAAAATCCAATCCACCAAGAATGTAATTTGTCAGTGTGGGCATATCCTTATGCTATCGTGACCAAAACACCGTGATTAAAACTCATAGTCACTGGATTTCCAGTGGCACTATCAGTTCCAACAATGGTTGTAAATGCCACTCCACCCGCAAGGTTGGAAGCAGTCACATAGGAACCAGTCTTAGCCAATGCCACAGTTCCACTGACCCCACTTCCGAGGACATATGATGCTGAGGCAGCTTGAGTTACGGTTCCAATTTCGGTTTGCGATACCAAAGCAAATGAAGACGAGATGTTTTCAAATGGTACTGGCCCCGCATAACTTGCCAATCTTGTTTCATAGTCAGCATCACTCTCGGCGGCGGCTATGTCCACAGGCAATCCCTGACTTGCCATACGAATTTGATACTGCTTGAATGTCTCAAAATCCGTTTGCGGATACGCATTGGGCGGGACATTGTTAACGTGTTGAGTGCGAATCAACTGGTAAACGCTGTTTGCTGCCATATTTTTATCCTTTCAACAAAAAACGGGCCGACTGACTACCTGCCAGCCAGCCCGTTGTAGAGGTTATTGTCTGTCAACTTATACGATAATCTGAACAGCACCATAGGTGTTACCTGCGGCACAACCATAGATTGCCGTGCTGGACAATTGGTACTGACCAGTTTGCTGTAGGTATGACACACGATTCTGCATCGTGAATCCGCTGGTTTCGTCAGTCTGGTTGACTGCGGTGACTAAACCATTATTAACTTCCAACGGGGCACGGGCAGCGATTGCGAGTGCGGCCTTGTGAACTGCGAATCCGAACAGACCGTTGACACCGAGCCAACCTGCGCTGTTCAACGAAACCGAGGAACTGACGTTGTATGGGGCATCAGCGACACCACCAAATTGATAACAATCGAATCCTGCGACACGAATGTTTTCGTAGTCTTGGATTGGTTTGCTATTACCGTAGATATACGTTGGGCTGAGGCTGTTATTCAACGCTTGATAGGTATCAGGCGTCAGAATAAGCGTACGATTGGTGCGAGGCACGAATTTCTTGTCCAAGCCAGCCGCCACTGCCGAAGCAGAAAGATAGGTGTAAGTGGAAGCCACAACGATGTGCTGTGTGCCCATGTTGGCGGAACCTGACAGACTGCCGAGCAAGTCAACTGCGACTGTGTTGGCGAGAGTCATACTTTGTCCGGGGACAAAAGTATTGATAAGTACTTCGGGGATTGCCGTGGCCCAAGCCAGTTCCGAGAACGCATCAGTCACGTCTTTTTGGACGAGAGTGACGGTCACAGCAGAAGCAGTCGTGGACTGTGCGGTATATCCATTCAAATCTGTGCGATTTGCGGCCCAGTTGGTCGTTGCCAAACGGGTTACGATTGCCGAACCTCCACCCTGAATTTCTGTACTGAAGTCGTTGGAGAAGTTCGTAAGCCAAGGTGCGTACGAGATTAGCTGAGGTAGCGAGCGGAGGCTGTAAGCTACCAAAAAACCATTGAGATTGTTTGCTAACATATATTTATGTCCTTATATTGGTTGTTGTTTGTCTTTATAAGACTGGTTTGCTTACCGCCTTATTTTGAAGCGAGGTTCACTTTATTCACAGGAGTAAAGTGCATTTGCTTCATTGCCCCAAGAATCACACGTTCGTTTTTCTTGAAGAAATCAATTTTCTCTTTGCCTTTGAGTTCGTCAAAGGTCTTATAGACTCCCACTGGGTCAACAGGAGCGGCAGGTGCCTCTTCCTTGACTGTTCCCTCGGGGATGCCGATGGCAGCGAGTTTCTGCACGACCTTTTGGTCAACAGATTCAACTGCGGCGACGAGGACTGCGGCTTCTTCTTTCTTGGCTTCCACCTTTTTCTCTTCCTCTTCAACCCGCTTCTCTTCCAGCGTCTTGAGTTTGGCTTTGAGTTCTGCGATTTCTCCTTGCATCTTAGCTTTCTCTTCGTCGTATGCCGAGAGTTTTACGGCTGTTTCGGCTTTCTCCGTCTTGAGAGTGGAGAGTTCACGATTCAATTTTGCGATGTTTACAATCATATTATTGTCCTCTTGTTTCTACCTTAGTGCTGTGCGTTACCGAATCAATGCGTATGAATATGTCAATTCAGCCCCACAACCGGGGCAATTTCGTTTATATTCCTTATTCGGCATGAGATATGGATTCGATAAAAGTATCGAAGTCAGATACGATTTCATCAGCAAGGTTCGCTTTCACAGCAGCTTCTCCGTCAAACAATTGACCTTGCATCATACTATCTTCGACTGGACCACGGTTAGACACAACCCACATCTTAAACTTTTCGTACTGTTTGTCAATATCCGATTGAATAAGTTTGGCATCTTCTTCGGAAAGTGGGATTTCTGGTTGCCCCATTGTCTTATGGTCCCCAGCACTGAAAATCTGAACATTTACCCCCTGCATTTCCAATGCTTTACTCATATCAACGACTTTGGCATACACGCCAATGCTCCCCAATTCTGAGGAAGGAGTGCAATAGATACCATTCGTGGAAACCGCTAAATATAGTGCGGCAGAGGCGCAGATGGTATCACAAAATGTGAATACTGGCTTCGTCTCAGTCAGTTTCGCAATCATATCACCACATTCTTGCACCCCAATGGAGACGCCTCCGGGGGAATTGATATGCATTACGCAGGCTTTGGTATCGGCATTGTAGGCTTGCTTGATTGCCTTGGTAACATCGTCAAGGTCCACACAACCCATAGCCTTCATCTCTGGGCCGATGCGTTTGTGGAGTTCCCCGTCAATGTTGATAATGGAAACCCCGTCCCTCTCCGAATAGAGCGGAGAGAATTCGGACATTGGGTTCCCAGAGAAGAGTTTCTTGGCAATCATACGGAGAGCGTGGACAAATCCCTTAGAATGCTTCATGTTATCGTCGTCATCGTCAGATTCCCCACCGAAATCGTCTTCATCGGGTTCGTGATGCTTAATCTTGGAGCCGCATTTGGTGCAGTATTCCTCTTCTTCGGTTCCTACCGCTCCCGGCACTCCCGGCAAAGGCGCTTCCTTCTCTTCCTTACCAACTGCTCCCGGCACACCGGGGAGAGGAACATCCTTCATATGAGTTTCAATGTATCGCTTATCCATCAGGAGGATTTGAATGTCATTTTTCATACTTTTCTTCTTGTTTTTTCTGTCCCACTGAGAGTAGCAAAATGCCGCCCGTTGTTTCTGGTCGGGGAAGGTCTTATTGGACTCGGAATCGCCCATGCAGCGACTAATAAACTCGTCCTTCTGTTCGCCTTTACGTGGTTCTGGCATACAATTACTCCTGTGTGTTACTTGGTTGTGGGGCACTTTGCTCAGTAATAGCGAGCGTACTGTTGCCCTTTTGGGTTATCAAATTGAGAATGACCGCCGAATCTTGGTCGGGGAATTCCTTCTTGAGGTCTTCCACATCTTGAAGAATCTGACGGGTTTCCACTTTGCGTCGGGCTTGGGTAGAGACGTAATCCGAATCGTTCTCCCGACAATATTCCTCTCCACTGATGAGTCCCGCCTTCCAAAGTTCAAGATTGACCTTGTTATCATTATTGGAATCAAGACGAAATTCGGGGGGGAGGGTGAAATCAATCACTTGCCCAAGGTCTTCTTTGTAGTTTTTGGGGATGTATCCTTCTTCCATACCACATGCAAGCGCATAAGCGACTGCGGTAGTGGCGTGTTTCTTCATGAGCGTCTGCCGTTCCGATACTGATTTCAGTACCATTGCGGTAACGGCGTTGACTGCTCGCCCCGAAATGGACTCGGGGTCGTAAATCATCTGACTTGGGATGCCAATTGCGGAAAGCAATTTGCATTCAATAGTCTTCATGTACTGTTGAATCTCTTCGCTTGGACGCTGAGAACGGAAAGATTGCAACTCACCACCTTCGGCTTTGACATAGTTAATGTTCGGGGTCTTCACCACGCTCACTCCATGCACCGTAGGTTCCATTGCCGGGATGCTGGTCAGATTGTTTCCACCCGAAGCCGCCTGAATTTGATTGAGAAGATTCTCATACTCTTGTGGGGCTTGGCCCATGTCGTTCTTAATGACATAGGCAATCGTCGCCTCCAATTTTGCAATCTCAAGCAGGAATCGGTTGAGGTCATCCAATTGGAGACCATGAAGCACGCTGGAATAAAGAGCGGGAAGTCCACGTCCCTTGTCAAACACCAGAGGATTGAATATTAGACATCCGTTTTCAACGGATACTAATGTGTCCTGACTTGGAATCTTTGGGTCTGGTGGGACTGTGGCTATCTGTGCGTCATCCCGCTTAATTGAGTAAGCGATGGGCGTGAAATTGTCATCATACACGACACCATCAAGACATCGGTATTCTTTTCCTTTGAACGTCACCCGCAATGCATCCTTGCCCGCCATGTTGGCCGAAGCAGTACCAACTCGGTGGGAACCCACAAATTGGAGCAAGGGCCACTTATGCTTGTTGATAACGTAAAGCATAAGCACGTCGCCATCCATATCCAGAGTCCTACTAAGGACACGAAGATTGGTGCGCCAGTCAAAAGCACGACCACGAGTATTGCAGTTGTTGAACCAGTAGTTGTTTATCCAATCTTGGGCCTTCTTGCCCCAATCCTGATTGCTACCTTTGTAAACGAAATCCCAATGTTTGCCGACGACGTAGTTGGCTTTCAATTCCGAAGCCACCCCAATGCCGGGGAGTTTGAAGAACAACTCACGGGAGAGACGAACGATTTGCTCACGAGAAACTTGGTCAAGTGCTGTCTCATTTCCCTGCAAAGCATAGAAACGCTGTCGGAACATTCCGACGTTCTCAGCAGACCAAATATTGGGGAGCAACCCCAACTCATGCTTCTTGATTTGTTGAGTCGTATTCCAACGGTTGATACGATTCGTCAACCCGTCTAGGTCTATCTTTTTCTTGAATGGCATAGGTTAAGTGAAAAATGGTTTGACCTGCGTGTTGTTGTGACCGTACACCGCAGGATTCATTTGACGCAAACAATAGCGTGCCTCAGCCAGCATAGTCTCCACAGGAATTGGAAACTTGGATGTGAAAGATGTGCCTTCACCTTCAAATGACATGTAAGTCTTTCCTTCCATAAGAAGAGTGAAAGCGAGATTGTAAAGCGCCAGCACTTGGTCCTCGGTCAGGATGTTGGGGTCTAGTAATAGTCCTTGAGTTGTCATATCATCATAGCGTGTGTGTTACATACTTCCTCATAAATCCCGCATAAATCCTCATACTTTCGGGGCTTCGGGTTCCTCAATTAACGCATTCATATCAGAAGCACTGGGGCAGTACGTACTACTTTGAAGCGCCATTACAAGTTGCATGTTTTCCATATCCCAAACGTGGTTGGGGGTATCTCCGATTTGTTCATACCTTCCCGACTTCTTATTGAGTTCCTCACTAAACATCTGCTTATTGTAATCGGCATTGGCACGCTCGTTCAACTTCCATCTGAACGGAAGTTGCCCGTCTCGTAGCTTTTGAAGGACCGATTTGACACTAAAGTTGCTCCAAGTGTACAGATTGGCTCGGCACATCTTGAATTTGGAAGTCTGAGGCCACTGGCAATCCACCAGCGAAATTTCCGAATACAGCTTGTCAATATCAATGGTCTTGCCGTTGGGTTCCATTATCTTATGGCGATAACACTTCTTAGGATATACGATTCCGCCGTCTCCACGTAGGCAAGTCCACTGTGCCAACATTCGCTTCCCATTTTTCAACGTAATGACTTTCCCATGCTGGACTGATTCCTTGTAAACCTCTCGGGTATCGTTACCAGAGTCAATCCCGACGCAAAGCGGATGTATCTTGTACTTGGTGATGATTTCCTCAACCTCACTGAATCCCGCACAAGTCCCCCAATCAATAAGCCGACATTCAGGAACTTTATTGCTCCAAGCACGCACGAGCCAATTAAGATAGTCTTTCTGTGGGTCAATCGTAAGGAACCTAATGGTTTCCTCGGGCCATTCGTCCGATGGCTTGTACGCCTCAGTCATGAGTTTCTTCATGTCGGGTTGCATCCCCATCTTCCAAAACTTTCCCAAAGTCTGAGTCCTGAACAACTCGTGCTTGATACGCAGACCAAGCGTCCTCTTCTCTATCACGGCGTCAAAATAGGCAAGGGAAATCTGCTTGAATGGGACGGAACGATTACAAAATTGAGACCACGAGTACGTATGGATACTGGAATCGTTGCCTTTATGTATCAGAAGATAATCGCCGTTGGACATTAACTCCGTCCGATTGGTCGCCGTATCCTGAATTTCATGAAAACAATGCTGACAGACAAGACGTGCGGAAGCGGCTTTCTTGTCGTAGTTCTTCACTTCGTTCTCATCTTCCTCGGTCTTGTCAAAAATCATACCGAAATATTTTCCATTCTTCTCACCATTCCACTCATAGAGTTGGAGCGTATGGCAGGCAGGACATTTGAATCCCCACTCCCACCACCATCCCTTCATGCATTCCTTGTGCCAGTCGCTTCCTTCAAAATCGGGCTGTCCTGCCAAGACCATCTTGCGAGTAGCATTGAACGCCGACTGACGATTCTTCAACTTCTCAATGACCCCACGATGACCATCGGCTTGCCATCGCCATACTTCGTCTGCCAACACAATCTTAGCCGTATATCCAAGAATGTTAGACTCGGCTGGCCCACTGACACGAAACGTCATATGCGGCAACTGCACGCCCGTCTTCCTTGCCATAAACCGCTGGCTATTGATTATCCTTTTGATGTCGTCGTTGTTCTTAAGCAAAGGGATGATGCGTTCCTCCACGACTCGTTTGGCATTCTCGGCGGTATCGTGAATCATCAGCGTGGGACCGGGGGATTCAAGAATGAGGTAGGGGATAAAGACCTGTTGAAGAAGAGACTTGCCTGCCTGTGTACAAGCGGCGAGATTCAACTGTTTGCAATTGTCATCCGTCAAATCCTCCATCGGTCTCTTGAGATAAGGATAGAAATCAATGTTGAATCTTCCCGGTGGGTTATAAACGTTGGGAAGAGGACAACTGTCGTGAAGCCAAGACCACAGGGGGCGAGTATCAATGGGTCGAAGACCTTTCCCGAACGCCGTGACAAAGCCAGATTGTTGGTCGTTATTTAACATCTTCTACTTTCTTTGGATTGAGAGATGGAATCCGTTCATACAAGGACACGCATTGTGATTCCTCGTTGGGGTCATACCTCTCAACTGTAACTTGCCCATCTTTCTCACGATAACGTTTCAACATGGGAAGTTTGTTTTTAATCAACCACAAACGGGTATGTAAATTATCCATTGCAATCGGTAAAGGTTTATCCTGTTCTTGCCAGTAGTCTTCCCAGTCCGATTGATTAAAGGCTTGCTTATGAAAGCATTTGTATCCCCATCGGCAATAAAACTCTACTTCTTCTTCTGTTAGTTCAATCATTGGGAACCTCCATTCCAGTTCTTCAAATCTGTCTGTAGACGCTTCACCAGTTCATTGTAGTACTCCCGACAGAGTTTATTGACTGCTTCCTCACTCAACCCAGTAACCCGTGGGGGTAGTTCTTTGGTAAGGCGGTCTTTGAGTACAGCGGATAGTTGGGTGCCAAAGGTAAGCATGAATTCCTCCACATCCTTTATCTGAACCATCTGCTTCTTCGCCTCTTCAATCGCCAACTCTTGGAGTTTAATATCATTACCCAACTTAATCTTCTTGAGTGCTTCAAGGGATTTCTCTTCTTGGACTTCAATCTCGGATTTGTGCTCGTCGTAATACTTACGCACCTTATCGGCGTGGACTTGATTGACGGTGAATCCTTCGGGGCAATGTTGTTTGACGATTTTCAAATGAGCCAGTGGGATGCCCATCTGGACAGATGCCTGTTTCAGGGTTAGGAACTTTGTCTTGGTTTTCATAGTGCTTGAATGCGTATTCCCAGTTCTGGCGATAGGTTGCTTCGTCGGTGGGTCTTCGTCTGCTTCCTTTGCCGTTCATGCTACGTTAACGTTACCGATAGGTCATTGTTGAGTTTTTGGTCGGGAAAACGGGGTTGTATGGTAAGTCGTTGCGCCCCGCACCCCGCCTCCATAATATGCATACAAAAGTAATAATTCTTTTTCTAATAGATACATAAATCGTTGCGTATCTTTATTGTTGAGTCGTGATGAATTGTAATAGCTTAGTCCTCTCTTCATCATTGCACTGATGCAATTTACGCTTGACCAGCCACGCCTCTCTCATTGTGTTGTTGGGCTTGACCTTGCCCGCTCTACACTTGCTCTGACGTATGACTGACCGAAGCGAGGTAGCAGTGAGTCCATCTTGTTTGATACGCTTGAGCCATCGTCGTTGTTCTTGCTTGGTCATATGCCGTAACTCATACATGCAATGCACGTCAACGCTATCATCATGCTTAATGCCCTTTATTTCTGAGGATAGACGTATATGCTGCCACTCAATAGACGGATATTTTGCTACCAATTCTCGCATTGAATACTTGGATAACAGCACCCGAATGCCATTGAGATAGGCATTGAACGAGCGATGGTATTGCTGTTGTAGTTCAGCTATGGATTGCATTATGATTAGAAACTCGTTTGCACAACTCAATGAAATAGTCATCGCTTTTACCCCACTTCATTTCGTTTATGTCTTTATCAACCCACTGAACATTGCCTTCTACATATCCAACCGAAGAGTCAATTCGGTCAAGAGATGCATTACCATCTGTGAGCCAGCTTTTGGATTGGAACTGCAATGGCATTCCACTCAATGCACATTTCCTTTTCTGTTTTAGGAATAAGCACCAAACATATTCAATAGTAATAGAGAATTCCAACTTGCGAGCATTGGCATTTGCCTTACATCGGTTGAAATAGGTGGCGGATACTTCGCCATATCCTTTCCATTTTGGGCTTTTAGATTGAATTGGAGTTGTGGGGTGATGTGTAACATTGGTGCATGTCATTGTGCGTTTTATGTCCCCGCCAGCCGATATTCCTGTATCTCCACAATCGCAAGTCCAATCCCAATACGCTACATTGTTTTCCATACGATTTAATCCAATGACAGTTCGAGTTCCAAATTTCTTATCCTTCAAATCTATTACTGGTCTTCCCATATTATCTCCCATTCACAATTCTCAATGACATACTCAACTCTTGTGCCACCCGCTTTACTTCTTTGGAGAGGTTAACATGAACAATTCCTGTTGCCTTTGCGATTGACCTGATTGTATTCGGAACACCATAAATGCCGCCTATATCATACCCTGCTGCATACGTTGTAGCAATGAGTGAAGCAGTTGGGTTGCGACTGGTAAGCACATAATAGACCATCCAATCAAGTAATCGGCGTATATTCGTGTCTTCCACCACAGTCGGAGAATCTTCATTAGGATATTGAAAATCTGCTGTCTCAACTGGATTGCCTTCGTCATCCTGCGCTTGCATATTACTTGTGCCCAAATATATCCTGATAATTCACCCTATACTTCTCGCTGGTTGGCTTTAGCGACTCAAGATGGGTATGCACCGAACGCCATGCAAATCCACGCTCCTTGTGCATCTCCTTGACATCATTGTCAGACCAGTGCCGAACTCTTTCCTCACGCCCTTTGGATTTCTTGATTTCGGTTTCCATTATTTCTTTCGTACTGGTGCCGCAGTTGAGGATTTGAGTTTGGGACAGAAATGGATTTTGTCACCGACGGCGTCAACACAAATCACTCGGCCACATTTACAGCGAGTTACTTTTGACTTTTTCATTGCGATGCTTTCTCCACCACACCCGATGGTATTCCCGATACGCCGCCCATCTCTGAGGGTCCAGAATGCTCGGCGACATAATTTCTTGTGATGTTTGTATTTCTTGGGATGAGTAGCGAAATACAGCTATCGGGGTTGGCCCTGCGCCAACGCTTCATTGATTCCAAATGTGCCGGGGACGACTTCATGAGCGAGGTACACGGATGTATAGCTTGTGTTTCAGTTTGTACGCCCGAAGCCAATGCTTGAGGTCAGCAATCAACACTGGGTTTCCAAACACGAGGTAAGACTTCCAACCGAGGGCTTTCTGTTTGTGGTAATAGTTTCTGCCTACGGCGTCGTATTGAGATAATGGTTTCTTCATCTCTTATACATATAGGCGATTTTACCAAAACATCATGCTATGTATCTTTGTCTCCGAGGAAGGCAACTTGTCGTTCCTATGAAGAGATTGGTTGCTCGTGTATCGCAGGATGCACGTAAAACCACGGCAGCGAGTCCCACCGAGCAGGTACAGTGAAGGCAATCATTGATGACGGTCTTTTCGCTATGCTCGCTGCCGACCCCATCTTTGCGTCCTCGGTAGGTTGAAGTACGCTTACCTGCCGAGGACTGTCAGACCACCCCAATATGTGAATACGTAGATACAGGTGGATACTTGGGGTGGTCCACTCCGTCACCCCAACAAACATTCCTATATTTTCTTTTTTAGAAGTCGTGTTAACGGAATGGTGGGCAGCAAAATGTTTTTTCTGGGGCAGCGTAGGGGGCTTCAAGGTATCCACTGTGTCAAATGTTTTGTTTTACAGGTCAGTATGCCTCAAAAATGCCTCCACGATATCCACCCAGAAAAATAAATGTTATAATAAGTTGTGTGTTGAGTTGTTTTGTGTTATTCTGTGCTATGTAAGATTAGAAAGCATATTTATGACAAACACAAATCAACAAATTGAGTTCGCCGCCAAGTGGTGTGCTAACTTCGTGAACCGAAACCGTGAGACATTGAAGACCGTAGGTATCCTGCCGATGGAAATCTATGCCTCGTATAAGGCAAGCACCGCCTTTCCTATTGGGTGGAAGAGTTTCTTCCCAATACTTCACATCTGCGGATGCTACAAGACACGTCTTCCCGACATGACCCATCGTTACACCATCGTTGAACCTCCTACCTACATCCAATAATATGCGTGTATCACTCACAGACATCGTTTCCAATTCTCGCTATCGTGCCAAGATACACTACAAAAATAGGATATTCGTGGACACGCTGACTGGGGAGAAAATGAACATAAACATGGTGTTTGAGAAGTTGCGTGCAATTGACCCACAGCTTACAACTTCCGAACTACAGGCATACCTTAATACTGTTGATATTGAAGTTGAACCTGCCAAACCACAAATCAATGTTGACGAGGCAATAAATCGGGCAATGGAATCACTCGGGGCAATCTTCAAGACGGATGAGGACGGAACAATGACATTCTTCTATGGTAGTATGCCAATCAAGGATGAGGATTTGGCGATTGAGATTTGCTCCCAACGCAACGACGAAGGGTTGGCTGATATTCCAAAAGAGAAAATCATTGACCGGCTTCACTCCAAGCGCACCAAGGAACGTAAGCGTTTGTTTGAGAGGCTAACGTTGGATATAGCATTTGATGCTGCACTCGGCGATAAATCCAATGAGATGGCGGAAGAGATTATGAGATTGGTATGTGGTCCTGATTACAAACCAATTTACGCCACGATTCTGCGACAGGTTGTGTGGTTGGTGAAGAAGAAGTTCCGTGGCGATGACCCACGCACCATTCTGTATCCCATCTTTGTTAATCTCTATGGACAGGGGCACACAGGCAAATCCAGTTTGTGGGAGTTCCTATTCTCGGTCATCCCCAAATCGCTGTGTAAAAATGAGAACAACTCCGACCACGCATTCAATGACCCACGCACCTACCACTCCTTTATGGAGAAGCTAGTGATTATCTTCGGCGAACTTAGCAACATGGATAAGGTAAGTATAGAGAAATTCAAGAATCTGATTGACATGCTTCGCATCTCAATGCGAGCGTTGAACTTCAATCGTGATGCTGATGGCCCAAACTTCGCCACATTGGTTGGCACATCCAATCGTCATCTACGAGACATTATCAAGGATGGCCCCGACGTTCGTAAGTGGATTGAGATACCATTCTATTATCACGGAAACAAAGCGAGTCAACATAACAAGTCATTTCTCCCACTCAAAGCATATGACTATCGCTCGTTTTGGAAGTCCGTAGATGTGGATGGTCCGTGTCCTCTCGAATCCGTCTATACCGAGTTTTGCGAGTTGGCAAGCAAAGTTTGTGGCAGCGGATTGACTACTACCGAGTTTTTCCTAAAGGAGTATGTGGACCACAACCAATCCATTTTACTTGATGGACCGCAAACCAAAACGTTGGATGAAATCTATTCCTCCTATAAGCAAGCGGTATCATCTATGCGGATAGGTCAACAGAAACTCGCCGAAGCAATGGTGAAGACGGGGTTTGTTAAACGAGAGTTCAACTACGGGAATAAGTGGCAAATTCCCCGTCGCCACGAATGCTGCCTATTCACCGACGAAGAGTTGGCGGAATACAAGACGAGTGTGGACGCAAAGATGACTCCACTCGAAACCAAACTAAACGCCATTCTAATATGAATCTCACGTTCTCAATCTTAGAGTCAGATTGCGTTCACAAAGACAAGCGGGGAGCACCCGTTCGCATAGAGGGCACGGTATCGGATGCTGACCTCTATGATTTGACGGCTTGGGGTCTCACGCACCACATCGTTATCGCCTCGTTCCGAGAAGCATATCGGTGTAGTGCGTTCTGGTTGGGGTGTGATATGATGGCGATGGATTTTGAAGACGAGCATACGACTGCCGACCAAATTCACAATCAGTTGGTCGCTCTCAATTACAACCACGCCATCATCGGCTCAACTAACCATCTCAAGTTCAAGAACGATGGTACTGGTGTGCGTGAGCGATTCCACGTCTTCATCCCATTCACGAAGCGGGTCACGGTCAAAGAGGACTACAAAGAGATTGTTCGCTACTTCATTCGCCAGCAGAAATGGGTAGTGGACATGGCAGCAAGTTGTGACGTGTGCCGCTATTATTTCAAGCACAGTATTGCTCTGCATATTTATGAGGATGGGAGGGATTTCCCCATTGAGGATTACAAAGAATTTGTTGAGATACATCGCCGAATGCGAGAAGAGAAAGCCAAAGATGCTGCCGAGCGTAGCAAGCAGTTCGCCCACATTCCAGCTATTAAGCAGTTTGAAAGGACTAAGCATTTCCGAATACTGCGGCGTGGATTCAGCGGCGAAGGATGCTATAGTTTGCGTTGCAGTGTAATTGGTGCAATGAAAACTTGTGGCTTGACAAACGGCGAGGCGCATGATATGTTTGTCAAGTACAATGCATATGGCGGCAAATTTGAACGCCGCAATCTTGACAGTCTATTTGGGTAAAAACAAAACCGACAACCCCACCCATAAAACACAAGCGGGAAGTCAAACAGAAACAGTAGAGTAACATCTACATCAAAACATATGATAGCAAAATATACACCTAACACGTTCATTCCCTGCCCCGAATATACGGGCGTGGCTCGTATCGTTGATGTGACCGACATGAAGCCTCACACTTCCCAGTACGGAACCAAAGACCAATTTCGTTACATTCTCGAAGTGGACGTAATCAAGAACAAGGAGGCGGGTTCTCGCTTCACTGTTGCCACGGCTCCGATGTCGTTGAGCCTGCACGAGAAGGCAGCACTTCGCAAGTTCGTGCAGAAGGTTCTTGGTCGTGAGTTGACCGAGAAGGAACTTGCCGAGGGAGTTGACACCGAAACACTCGTTGGCAAATCAGTCAACGTGGTCGTGGAGCACGTCAAATCGGCAGATGGCACAAAGACCTACAGTAATCTCGCCTTCGTTCAGGTGGCAAAGACCGAAGCCAAGTGGGAATCGGAGTATGTCCGCTTCAAGGACCGTGAGGATTATGAGAAGGATGCTGCTGGCGAAGAAGCAGAAGAGTCCGTTGCCAAAGGCAAGTAAACACAATTAACTCAACGGGGAGGACAGCCCACTCCCCATTTTTTTATGACCAAAGAAACACAAGTTCGGTTAGACCAGTTTCGCTGTGTCGCCCTCCACGCTCTTATCCGCTCGGATAAATACACCCACGCCGGAGCCGGTGGAGAATTGATGACGACTATCGCAAATGATATTGCCATAACCATGTTACGAAAATCATATGAGACGGACGACGGAATAGTCGCAGGCCCAGACTACGCCCACCCAGTGCAATAAGCATATGAAACGAAAATCAACCGAGATACCGTTGGAGTTTCTTATTAAGCATCACGAGTATCCTCATAGCGTACGAACTCACGGTGAATTAAAAACGGAGTGGCGAAGTTTGGGGCCAGTTGGTAATGTACCAGTGCCAGAACATTCGTATAAGCAATTGGTTCGTTATGCTCATTGGTTACAACGACTCGGCATGGATGACATTGACATTTTGATTATGTTCGATGACCTATACTGGGAAGCGGTTAAAGAATATAACCTCGGCGAAAAGGAAAAAAATGAACCTTCTAACCCAATGCAATAAGCATCTGAAACGCCAACCCGCCGACTTCTCCTATCTCAGTGGTAGTGCTACAGAGTTAGCCTTTAGCCAATCCGTGGAACAGTTGAACCATCACCCCAACGCTGGTCTCATGGGATATGATATGTATATCCGAAAGAACAGACTTGGGTTATGGAGTACCCGCAAAGCCATCTACATGGAGTACTATGATGGGTTATGTCAAGTATGTAAACTGAGGAAAGCGGTAACACTTCACCATCAGTCATATGCCCACCTTGGAAAAGAGGAAATTGCTGGCGAAGTTGTTCTTATCTGTTCCAAATGTCACTCACGGGCGCATCAGAAAGAAATTGAATATGCCAGTCAACATAGAAAAACTTAAAACCCGATACCAACAATTGGTCGGCAAGCGGGTGGAGTTTAAGCCCACCGAGGATTTGCCCGAGCAACTGGCTAAAATCACCAAAAAGGTCGTGCTCCAAGACCAAGTAAAGCGCATCATGGAGGAGATAGAAAATCTATGACCCCCGAAGAAGTCATTGTGGAGTGCCGTAGGCAGCTTTTGGCTATGAGGGATAGAAACGCCCGCCGAGCACGTCAGGATGCCTCTGAGAGGGCGCTAGACGACCTATTTGACCGTTTACGAGAGAATTCAAATCATCTCCACTACCTGTTGGACAATTGGCATCCGTGTTAAACTACGACCCAACTACGAATACGTATTCCCGTACGTGTCCCCAATGCGGTAAGCCGCTAACCACCCCAAACACCAAATGGGTCAAATCGTGGCTGTACAAGTGCGAACGAGATGGCACGCTTTGCAAGGATTGTGGTCATGCCAATCAAAAGACGGGGTGTAAGGCACCCGAATTACTTCACGGGCACGTCATGCGCCTTGAGGATGGATACTACCAACGCAAGTGTCCAGAATGTGGACAACCCATCCGACAGAAGAATCTGCGGGATGCCATCAAGTGTTTCCGAGCGAAATCCAAATGCCGAAAATGCGAATGTCTTCGGCGCAAGAATACTCCCGACTGGTCGTTGCTCCAACGTTTGCCCAAGAATGAGATGGCGGGCACAGTGGATTGGTATCGGCAGGTTTGCCAGAACATCTGCAAAGGAATCACGAGCCGTCGTCTATCCGAGTCGCAGCAAGAGAAATTTTGGGAGATGCTCCAAAGAAAGAGTTTGACAAATTCCGAGGATGTGGTATAGTAGTGGAGTTGTGTCCGTGTTAACTCCCCGCCAGCGGTTTTGGCGGGGTTCTTGTTGTACAGGTACACAAACACCCCGAGATTTCTCTCGGGGGATTTACGAGGGTGAAGATTAACTTTGGAAGATACTGATAAATATCATTTACTTTTTCAATTCGCCCAATCTCCATTTACGAAGTTCGTCTTGGTCGGCAAAGCTCTCATGCTTACGGTGAGCTTTTCTTTACTTTTTATCTAATTCTGACTTCACACCTTCAGCATATGATGACTTCTCTGTGAGTTTAAGAAGTTCTGAAAGCCTTGAATTCACGATTAGATGCAGCTCTTGTATCTTATTACCTTGTTTTATTGTTTTATATAATGATATAATTGCCACAATGAATGTGGTCAATACAGTGATTAATGTTATTAAGGTTTCCATAGATGGTTTTCGTTTTCTGATTTATTCATATAGTTCTCACTCGTTGACTGCCTTGGTTAAGGATTCAAGGCCGGTTTCCAGACGAGCAACTCTTGGTTCAAGATGGTTTTCGTTTTCTGACATATTGTCTCTTTCCTATAATAATGGTTATCCACTAAACGCCCCTGGATAATGTATTTTAAAATAGTTTAAATACATATTTTTTATCTCAGCAGCACTAAATGCATAATTCCAAATCGCTATTTCTATTATACCACCTGTGAAGGGTAAACTACTTTGGTAATCTCCTATTTCATTCAAATTAGAACCACCAAATCCTGCCCATGCTGCTGACGTTCCTTTAGCAGTTTGATTTTCATAAAAACGTGCGGTGCCAGTATTATCCCGTTGAAACCAACAAACAACTGGCTTGCCAGCCGCAGTGCTTAAAGTGGAAGAAATTATAGTAACAAATCTATTATACATACTAATAGTATTAGCCGCCGACTGGAATTTTCTTATTTGTAAGTTTGTGTCACTACTTCCAATTAACATTCCATCCGCTGACGAATAACATACTATAGCCATCGTAAAGATTGCTGAGCTAAGGTCTATTGGATAACACCGAAGATTCTGACCAGCAAAAACAACCACCGACTGTGAAAACACAGATGAACTTACTTGATATTTTGGCCCCGTACTGGTGGAACCTGTAATCACATTCCCATGAGTATCTATTGACGCCCACGGTTTATTGCTACCTGATATTACTGTAAGATTTGGTAAAGTTAGAGAATCGGCCCGCCACCAAGCAATCAACGGATAATCACTCGGAGCCGGAGTAGGAGATAAAGAACTAGTATCAAGCAAGATTGAATATACAATACTAGACGGCAATGTATATCGCCTTGATTCTCTATGAAGTATATTTGATTGTTGTAGCATATTATTAACCACTAAATGCACCGGGATAGTTCAATTTAAAGTAGTTTAAATACATATTTTTTACTTCATCCAAACTTAACACATATCTCCATATAATTATTTCAGATATACCCCCCACAAAAGAAGTCGGAGCAGAGAGATTACCACACATCCGGTCAAGTCCAGTTGATGAAAATCCACGCCATGCTACAGAAGTTCCTCTGGCGGTTTGATTTTCATAGAAATTTACAACTCCTCCCGAACTGACGTGTTGATACCAGCACACTACAGGATTTCCAGCAACAGTAGAAAATGTTGAGGAAATTGCCTCAGTAACATCATCATATATACTTATATTATTAACACCAGAACGAAATTTTCTTACTTGAAGGTTAGTAGTGCTATTGCCAAATATCACGCCATCCGCTGATGAATAACATACTACTGCCATTGTAAATAACGAATTAGTAAGATTCAATGACGGAATTACAGCAAGATTCTGTGAGTTAAATACAACAAGTGAATTGTTCAAACTCGGAATAACGGAAGAAGTTATTTGATATGTTGGCCCAGTAGAAGTTGACCCGCTTGCTAAATAACCTCCACCATCAATTGTTCTCCAAGGAACTAAACTTCCAGACAACACCGTTGGATTCGCATAGGTTATTGCACTGGATTTCCACCAAGCAATCAGTGGGTAGCTGTATGGAGTAACAGTATTGCTCCCATAGTCATTTAAATAGAATCGTTTTCCTCCACGGTGCAATGTATGTAATTGAGACATAAATTGTTAACTTATTCGATTGATAAAACCATCAACGAGTATAACATTTGGAATTGAAGAATATGCTGATACCGTTAGTCCATTTTGCAAGAGCTTCCCATCAGCTATTAGTAATCTTCCTAATTGAGGTCCTACTGTTATTCTATTAACATTATTAGGTTCAGATGTTCCACCCCATAGAATACTTGTCAAAATGCTAGATGTGGACTCGTTGTATGCGTAGAGCCAAATCTCATCATACGATGTGGTTCCCGCTACTGCGGTATGTATTGGTGTGGCTGAACCACTCGTGTTTGCAGCAACTAAAATTTGTTGACCGTTAACCGAAGCCGATAGAGGTAATTTTGTGTATGTTGCCATATATTATTTTGGATTGGTGTTAGCTAAAAACTTGAATGTTAATAATGTCTATAGTAGATGAGCCTACTGGTGCCCAGCTTGAACTTACAGCAGTAAACGATTGCGATGCCCACGATGCTGAAATAGCATTACTAGCAGTAACATAATAGATAGAACCAGTAAAAAGAGTGGTTCCTGCGTTCAAAGAAAATGAGGCAGTTTGAGAAAATGAAGAACTTAAGGACTGACTTGCCCACGATGCAGAAACGGATGATACGGAAGTTGATGGTGCCCATGATGCCGATATAGAATTCTTTGCCCAAGAAGCAGTGCCGAACAAAGAAGAAGTAACACGGCCTATAATATTACCATTGACAAGCAAATCACCGTCTATATACGTTAATGGAGCGGTAAGAACAAGTTCAGAGTTTCCTGCTTCTATAGAATAATACACCGGAGAATTGGCTGCATCTACCAACCTTACTTCTCCGCTTATTGCACCATCACCAAGCGTTAGAGGATTACTTATTGCATTTGGTGCCCAAGAAGCACTTACTGCCCAACTTGCTGTTCCTTGCAATGCACTTGTAATCGTAGGAGCAGTTATATTACCGGATTTATCAATTATAGTAGTAATTAACCACACGCCGGGAATTGCAGATTGAGTGAATATATTATATCCATTGTATGATGATATTGACCCAGAATCGAATAGATTACCAATAACATTTGGAATGTTATTTATAGTAAGTGACCCTAAGTTAAGATATGAAGCAGTAAGAGAATTTGGTAAACTTGGTGCCCAAGAAGCACTTAACGACTGACTTGCCCAAGAAGCACTTGGAACTGTGGTAACTGATACAGATGGTGCCCAACTTGCACTAATAGCATTGGAAGAAGTTACTTGCAATGTTCTCGTAAATGGATTATAGACCAAATTTTGGTCATTGCCATAAATTGGCGTATTATCCCACATCAATAGCTGATAAGGGCTATTGATTGAAGTAACGTCGATTAAATCAAGATTGAAGGCAGTGTTGGCAGTCAAAGCACTTCTTGCAAACGATGACGATTTAGCATTTGATGCACTAGTAGCAAACGAAGCACTTGTGGCTCGGTCGGCAAAACTAGCAGATACAGATGGTGATGACGGTGCCCACGAAGCACTAACTGCGTTCTGTGCCAAGTCAGCAAAGTCAGCAGATACAGCCTGCAAGGCGTGTGAAGAAGTTAATGCTTCGTTTGCCCACGATGCAGATACAGCATCTTGTGTTTGGTCAGCATAAGAAGCAGTTCCCAAAAACTTACCGTCATTAGGCACAATGTTGTGGTCCCCAATATGTAAATCACCACCAATACCAATGAAATCTCCCGATTGAACATTGAAATTCAATCCCGAGGGACTTCCTTCAATCGTAGAGAGATGCCCACCCGTACCAATATCTCCCACCAATTGCAATGTGGCTACGTTGGTCGGGTCAGTGATTGTTATTGGGCCAACCTGAGATTGACTGATGGTGAATGCATAGGATGCCGTATCAACCTTAAGAGCAACGCTTGCCGTTTGAGCATAAGACGCACTGACCGAATTGAAAGATACAGACGCCGTGTCAGCATGAGAAGCTGATGGTTGTGGAGCGAAATTCAGAGCAACACTTGCTGTGCCCGCATAGGAAGCAGAGACGGCATTATAAGCATACGAAGCTGTATCAACGGTTCCACCCACATGAAAATATCGGGCATCCGAACTGCTGATTGTGAGCACGTAGCTATTGTCAAGATTATTTATCTTGACGGGGATTCCTTTGCTTGGCTTGATGATGCGGAGGTCTCGTGCGTTCCAGCAGGGAGCATCAGACCCCGTGTTCTCCCATCCCGGCACACTGATGTACCATGACGTGTCAATCTTTCCAAATGCTTCAACAAGGTAAGGACCGGGAACGAGTGAATTGAAATAGACCGAACCCGTGCTATCAGTAAGAGAACTGGTAGCGCAAAGTGCTATGATAGACCCCGAAAAGTCAATTGGATAGTTCCATTGTGGGGTGAGTTGAAGCTTCTTGGTCGCAAAAGGTGACTTGACCATGTAGAGTAGGTCAAAGAATAAGCACTGAGCCGCACCATTACGAGCACTCCCCGAATAAATGTAGGAACCCGTCTCTGTGGCAACCAAGTAGAAAGAGGTAGCGGGAGTAGGTGTACCAATCTCAACCTTGTACGTGGCAGGGACGATGGAAGCGGTAACGACACCACCAGCACCTATAGGGAAATTGAAAGAGTCACCAACCGAGAGGAAGCTGGCGGTTGTATTGGGCGGGGCTTGGGGAGTAAACAATACTTTCTTCCCAGTAAGGGGAGATTCGTTTACATCCCTGAAAATCAAGTTCAGGTTCATATGTCTTTTGATAATACCGTCCACGAAGACGGTTTAGCTATCACCGATAGACTGTGTGTTACTTCTTGATTCCAATGAGCACCACGTTGGGAGAGCGTATTTTTGGCTCTGCCGAGGCAGTCACATTGAAGGAAACCGAGCAACTTGCCACGAATCCATAGTAGGTGCTCGGCTCAATAAAGTTGGCACGAATGAGGAATCCCGCAGATTGAGATACGTACAGGTTGAAGAATGTGGACAGGTCGGGTTCGGTGTATTCCGTAAGAGCGTACTCAGAAATAAAGATATGCCCCGAAGATGGAGCCGAGGCAG